TCCAGAAGGAGATCTGTAAGGATATGCGCTATGATCCTGATCTCGAGGCCATCACAGAGGAAATGGCCGATGTAATGATCATGTTGGAACAGATCCAGATGATGTACCACATCAGCGAGACGAAGCTGCATAAGATCACGAATGAAAAGCTGCATCGCCAGCTCCGGAGGGTTGAGGATGAAAAAAGCGAATTTGGTTTGTAACCACTGCGGAAACGACAAAGAATTCTACACCCGGGAGAGATACAGCGGTACATGCAACGTCTTTTTTCGGACAGATGATAAGGATCCCGATAATACTTGTATGTATGATGGGGCACGACACAAGCTGCTAAGCAAATACATATACTGCGAGGAATGTGGCAGAAAGGTATGTAGTGTTACAGACTTGGATGATTTCTAAAAAAAATATGAGAGGAATGAAAAAGATGAATACAAGTAATCTCATTGTATTGACCGACGAAGAAAAGCGAATTGTTAAGGAATTGGACCACCGGTTGTATACGGTTGAATTCTTGGAGGAATGGATAAACCATGACGACAATGTGTTTATCGATGCTCCAGCGGCTCTGCAAACAATGATGGCATGCGGCTATTATGAGGCCGTAAAAATGATGGCAAAACAAGATACACAGCAAAGAAAAAACGCATGGCGCGACGAAACATCGCAGCTTCTGCAGGATGCCGGATTCGAGGACGCATCTAAGTATCTGGATGCAGCGTGGGAGTTGTGAGTATGCCTGCGCCAAAATGCAAGACATGCGAATATCGCGCTAGAAACAAATGCACAAGAGCCGGCGCGATCCTGTACATGATCAACCAGAACCATCCGCGAGATGTGCAGATCAAGACACGGCCGCGCTGGTGCCCGCTGAAGGGCATGCGAAACGAAGAGAGATAGGCACTGCGGTGCCCTCGCTCCACGGAATCAAATCAGAAAGGCAGGTGAAACACATCCTTTACGTTACACGTGGCTTCACGAAGTATCGACACTGAGAATCAGAAAGGAGTTGGAATAGATCCCCTTCTCCGCATCATCATGGCGACTTCGGTCGCCCCGTGAAGCGAGGGCATCGCCCAGGGAAAGGAGAGATAGCTATGTGGATCATCATTGCAGGCTTCGTGGCGGCCATCATGGTTTGTGCTGGCGTCTACTTGTACATGGACTGCCGGGACCATAATGACGATGATCGTGTGCCGCGCGAAGCATATCGATGCAATTCAGATGCAATTAAATGCAATTCTGATGATTATTACGACAAGGTCTTAAAAGAACCGCATGGGAGTGATTGAGGTTGGACTGGAGAAAGGAACCGGCGAATAGGCTGACCAAGCAGATGCAGCTGGTGTACATCGAATCGGAACTCATGAATTATTACTGGCATCTATCCGAGTGGCGCCGGTATGACCAGCTGATCACGGAGCTGCGCGCGAGGTACCAAGAGGAGCTGGAACACCCAGGATGCGGGAGCAGCATCATTCGGATGCCGGATGGGAGCAGCCAAAGAAGCCCATGGCAGATCGAATTGAGCGGAAAGCTATACGAGCTCGAAGAGTCGCAGAGAATTGAAGAAAGGTATCTTTCCCGCGTCGACAGGTGGATGTCCGTATGCACACCTGCGCAGGAGAAGATGGTCAGACAATACGTAATGGTCCAGCAGTGCCGGGATGCGAAGCTGGCGGCCGACATTACGGGATATTCGGAAGAAAATGTACGGAAGACACGGGAAAGGGTACTGAACAGGATATATCAGAGATACTTGAGCCAAAAATAGACGAAAATATATGAAAAATCATCGTTTTGGTGGAAAATGTCCAATAAATCCGTATATAATACAAATGAACATCATGCAGGAGGAGGACATGTTTATGAAAATTTCTTCATTTATATGTTGCAATGATGTCAAAGTAGAACAGGATGGACAGTCTAAGCTGCTTGGACCGTTGCAAATTTTTGATTTGGTGAATATACCGTCGGCATATTCTTTCACAATTTCTATTGGACTATTAGATGTAAAAGAAAACGATCAATTTGGAGTATTGATTAAAAATGAGAATGGAGATACGGTCAAGAAAATTTTCCCTATCGTAATACCTAAATTCCCGGACAATATTGATGAAACTAATCCGGTTGGCATGCAACTTAATATCGAAGTCAAAAATTTGGTTTTTGACTCAGAAGGAGTTCATACGTTTGAAGTGATCGGAGCAGATGGTGAGCAATCATTAGTAACCACCTATATCAGAGTACAGAAAGTTAACAAAGGGTGATATAGATGACTGGATTGGCCGCAATAGTTGTTCCTACGTGTATTATTTTTCAGGGAGCATTACCAAATGGAGTTTTTACTACGGTTCAGATGGGTGACACTTATGTGGATCAGAGTGATGAAAGGACAAGACTTTATAATTATTCCAGTCCGATAAATACCACTTTTAAGATGTTTTCAGTAGAAGATAGTTCGACAGATATATCGACAAATAAAGTTTTAAATCTATTCTTTTCAGAAGTGCTTGGAGATGATGAATCAATCAGTTTAAGTAAACCATACATTATTAATTATTCGAAGGATGACGAATATTTTATTGCCGAAGACCACAATATTAACTTGTATTGCTGGGGCAGGAGCGTTGATGAATTAAAAGACGATGTTAATGAAAATCTTTACGCTTTGTTTGAAAATTATGTTAATTGTGATGAGTCAGAATTGACACAGGATGCGATTGAGCTACGCAACAAGTTAAAGGAATATTTTTCTTGATATGGTAAATCGGAAAGCACGTGATGTTGAAGCTTCGCTAATACGTAAAGGTTTTCGCCAAGAACCGAGAAAACACAAGTTTTTTGTATTGTATGTTGATGATAAACGAACATCAATTAATACACATACGAGCCATTGTGGTCAGGAAATAGATGAGTATTTGATTAAATGTATGAGAAAACAGTTATATTTAAGTAAAGATGATTTTTTGCGATTGATTGATTGTCCAATGAGTAAAGAAGAATATGTAGAAAAGCTGAGAGAAAATGATAAAATTACTTGATTTGTACAGTCTGTGACACCATTTCCGTGTTATCATGATAGTGTCGATTTGGACGGTTCGATGGGTCGACGATCATTTTCATTCTAGTTCCCCTTTCTATGACATAATACTTTGAAGAGCATCCAGAGATGGGTGCTTTTCTTTTGGTGCGGGTTGAGGAGGTGACAAAGACATGAGAAAAAAATTCAAAACACCCGAGGAACTGCTGTATAAGTGGCAGGAGTACAAGGATTATTGCAACAACCAGGAAGTATTGGTTCACGATTTCAGCTCTAAAAATTCCAAGTTTGTCAGTGCAAAATTGAAGAAGAGTGTGACGTACACCATCGAAGGATTCTGTGTCTTTGCCGGCATCTCCAGACAGGCGTTTTACAAGGATTATGCAGACAATCGGCGGTACGTTGACATCGTAACGCGCATGCGCGAAGAGTGCGAGATCGACGCCAGGATGAAGTTTGAGACCGGTATGATCCCTACGCAGTTGGCAGGGCTTTGGATGAGCAAGTACGGTTATACGACAAAGCAAGAGGTCACAGAGGATACATCAAAGACGGCAGCAATCAAAAACATTGAGAACTTGGTCAAACAGATGCATGAAGTAGATGATGACGATGTCGCTGATTAAGCCGCATCTCATCCTCTCTCCCAAGTTTAAGCACTTCATGCGTACGATAGCCGCAGTGGAGTTTTTAGAAGGTACTACGGCCGCAGGAAAGACCACTGTGGGCATACCAAAGTTCATGCTGCGGGTCGCAGACAGCAATCGCCGTGTGCATCTGATCTGTGCCAAGACCATCGGTGTGCTGGAGAAGAATATCCTCAACGGAGAACTTGGTCTGCTCACACAGTTTGAAGGCGTTGCGGTATACAATCCGCGCGGCGCTGGCGATACAAGACTTCCACATATCCTGTATCAGACACCGAAAGGTGAAAAGGTCATTTACCTGGCCGGTTATTCTGACAAGTCAAAATGGACCGATGTGCTTGGGGGTCAGTATGGCTGCGTGCTGATCGATGAGATCAACATCGCAGACATGGAGTTTGTGCGTGAGATCTTCCATCGCCGCGAATATTTGATGGCTACGCTGAACCCTGATGATCCATCTTTACCTATCTATTCAGAGTATATCAATCACAGCCGGCCGTTAAAATGCTATGTGAAGGATTATCCTAAGGAGTTGCTCAATCAGCTGAATGAGAGCAGAAAGACAGGATGGATTCACTGGTATTTCACTTTTTATGATAACGCTGCGCTGACACCTGAGCAGATCAGGCTCAAGATCGATGCGGTACCGGTTGGCACCAAGATGTACAAGAATAAGATCCAAGGGCTGCGCGGCCGGGCGACAGGTCTTGTGTTCTCAAACTTTGATGAGCGCCGCCACGTCATCAATTGGACGCAGGCGAAGCAATTGAAATACGTCCAGTTTTCGGTTGGTGTGGATACATCCTACAGCTCACAGTCACCGGATACGCTTGCCTTTATCTTCCAGGGAATGACCGATACAGGAAAACTGGTCATCTTGGATGAGGAGGTTTACAACAACAAAGATTTATCTGAGCCGTTGGCGCCAAGTGATATCGTGCCGCGGCTTTTTACGTTTGCTGATCGCAATGCTCATGAGTGGGGCATGCCGGAATGCATCTTTATCGATTCGGCCGATCAAGCCACGATCACGGAAGCAGATAAGTATCTGATGACGCATCCCAAGGTGTATAGCATTGCCGGCAGCTGGAAGAAGATGAAGATCGTAGATCGTCTGCATCTGCAGCTGGCATGGTTTGCTACAGATAGCTATCTGGTTCTGCAGCATTGCACGCACCATATCCATGAGCTGAACGTATACAGTTGGAAGGAAGACAAGTATGAACCGGAAGATGGCAATGATCACACCATCAACGCCAGTCAATACGGATTTCTTCCGTACAGGGACATGATCGGAACAGGAGGTAATACAGATGACGATTAAAGACAGGATCAGACAGAAGCTGCGCAATTTCCTGTGGATCGAAAAGGCACAGGCCCATGATATCCGTGTCCAGGAATTATACGACTTCGAAAGCAACGCATTTCGTAATCGTATGTGGGTGCGCGGGGATCCATATGAATTGTCGCAATTCTTCAAAAATACCGGCAGTGGAAATCCCATGTTCTGGTCATCTGTTCCGTTGACCAGGATACGCAAGATCCACACCGGTCTCCCGGGGATGATGGTGGATGTCATGACATCGATCGTATGCCGCGATTTCAACGGAATGGATCTTGATAAGCGCGAAACAGATTGGGAAACGATCAGCACGGACAATGATTTTGATCGTCTGCTCCATGATGCTGTGGATGAGACGATTACGGTCGGCGATGGGGCCTTTAAGATCAGCAGTGACCCACAGTTGAGCAGCTGCCCGATCATTGAATTTTTCCCCGGTGACCGCATCGATTACAAGTATAATCGCGGTCGGCTGCAGGAAGTGATCTTCCGAACGATGTATCACAAGAACAGCAAGCGATACATCCTATACGAGCACTATGGCTGGGGGTATATCAAGTATGTGCTGCGTGAGGCGGTCTCAGGAGATCCGGTCAGCCTGGATACGCTGGAAGAGACCGCAAATCTGCAGGATGTAGGCTTCTTTGGCTATAAAGAAGACGCAGATGGCAATCCAGTCAACAAGGTGCATGTGATGCTGGCCGTCCCGCTGCAGTTTCGAAATTCCAGTAAGTGGAAAGGGCGCGGAGAGTCACTGATCGATAAGAAAGAGACCCTCTTTGATGCTCTGGATGAGATCGTCAGCCAATGGTCAGCGGCAGTAAGAGCTGCACGTCCGACCAAATACATCCCTAAGATGCTGGCGCCGAGAAAAGCGGATACCGGCGAGATCATCCCACCAAATGATTTCGATAACGCATATATCGCCATTGGCAACAGCAACAAAGAGGGCGAGAAAAATGAGATCAAGGTCGTTCAGCCGGAGATCCCGTCTTCCAGCTATCTGGAATCCTATGTCACATATCTGGATCTGTGCCTGCAGGGTTTCATAAGCCCGTCTACGCTTGGTATCGATACCAAGAAGCTGGACAATGCAGAAGCGCAGCGGGAAAAGGAGAAAACGACACTATACACACGCAATATGATCATCGAGGCGTTGCAAAAAGCATTGCCGAAACTGGTGAATGTTGTGCTCAAGGCATATGATGCATTTTCCGGAAAAAGCATGCCGGATGAGGTCGGCGTAACCGCGAAGTTTGGCGAATATGCAAGTCCGTCATTCGAGGCGCTGATCGAAACACTGAGCAAGGCAAAGTCCAGCAATCTGATGAGCATCGAATCGCTGGTGGACGAACTGTATGGCGATTCCAAAGATGATGACTGGAAAGCAGAAGAGGTAGAACGGCTGAAGAATGAACTTGGAATCGCGGAAAATGAACCTGAAGATGAAGGGCTGGAAAACATAGAAGGAGGGATTGCAAATGCGTTACTCAATTAAGGGACATGTATACGAGATGCCGAGAAAGCAGTATCAGGCAACGACCAAGATGCTCAAGCAGAAGCTGAAAGGCAAAAATGTGATCATCGCGCTTGAGAAAGGAGAATCTGCAGAAGCGCGCAACGATCAGTATCCAACAAGAAAGGACCTGCTGGAAGCCGTCAGAGAATGGCGGAAGGCAGGTTTTGTTGTGGTGTATAACCTTGGCAGATGAACGACTATGACGTAAGGCGGGCATTTGAGCGCATCGAGCTGGAGCTGATCGAATCGATGAAGCGAAACCTTGGCCGCCACTTGGCTGAGGAAGAAAAAGAAGGATTCCGCTGGAACATGTGGCAGGAAGAGCAGTTGAAATCATTGAAAGCATACCAGCGGGCCAACAGGGAGAAGTTCAGCAAGCGATTCAGCCGCATCAACGAAGAAATTGAGGACTACATTCGCAAGAACGCCGATAATGCTGCCATCGCTGAAGAGCTGCGCATCTTACGAAAGACAGTGGATCCGAAAGTCACCATCGATGATCTGATGGATGACCTTGATCGTAAAGACGCGGATTTCTTTCGTGTCAATAGTCCCAAACTGGACGAGCTGCTGAAAGCAACCCGGGAAGACATGGAAAAGGCCGAACACGCGATGCTTCGGAAGACGAATGATCAGTATCGAAAGATCATCTTCGATTCCCAAGTATACGCCAATACTGGCGCCGGCACATTGAAGCAGGCCGTAGATATGGCCAGCCGCGATTTTCTTCGTGCCGGGATCAATTGCATAAAATACAAAGACGGCCGATTGGTCAATATTGCCAGCTATGCAGAAATGGCCATCCGTACTGCGAATCAGCGTGCGGTGTTGATCTCAGAAGGAAACATACGTCAGCAACAAGGCTGGCACCTTGTCCGGGTCAGCCGCTATGGCGGGTGTTCTGAGACATGCCTTCCATGGCAAGGCCGTGTCTATGTGGATGATGTGTATTCCGGGGGCACGAAGGCAGAAGCAAAAGATACAGGCTATCCGTTGCTTTCAGAAGCCATCGCCGGTGGCTTGTTTCATCCAAACTGCAAGCATCGCGCGACAACGTTCTTCCAAGGAATGCAAAATGATCATTCCGCATACGGAAAGCTTGAGAACGAACCAAAACAAGCAGAGCACAACAAGTGTCAGCGCGAGATCCAGCGGCATAAGCGTATCGCGGCAGGCTCACTGGATGAGCAAAATGTGCGGGTTGCCAAAAACAGGCAGAAACAGTGGGAAAAGAAGGACGAAACTCTAAATATCGATTCCGCAACCTCCACTGAATACATGTCTAAATTTGGCAGAGACGAAAGAATTGAAGTTAATGATCACAGCAAACCAATTCACATCAAAAAGGTTGAGAACAGCGCATTTGATATGTGGTGTGATTATACAATGAGTTCTATGTCAGGTGCATTAAAGTTTTCAGAACAAAGTCTTAAAAAGGTTCAAAAAATAATTGGTGATGAAAAACTGCCACGAATTATTTTGACCAGGTTTTCCTCGGGAAACGGATTTAATGAATCTGCAATTGCTGGATATAGTAAGATTCATGATGCTATTTTTCTGAACTCTAAATTAATGAATGATGATTCGATTACTAAATATCTTGCTAATGGTTTCTTCAGTACAAAAAATACACTTCACCCATTTTTACATGAACTTGGACATAAAAAATACTATGAGCTTGTGGAAAAATTGGAAGAAAAGGGGTATACTTCATTTAGTAAACAGTTGAAAGGTTTGCTAAATAACAAGGATGAGTATTTGTCAGACATTAGTGAATATGCATACATCTCGTTTCTGAATAGAAAATATGGAGAGGTATATGCAGAATATTATGCTAGTAGAAAATTAACAGCCAAGGAAAACAAAGCATTGCAGGCAATTGATTTTATAGAGAAGAGGGGGTAATCTTTATGATGATTAGGCCAACAGAAAAACAAAAAAAGGATATTGATAGGCTATGTGCTATTACTAAGAATTATCCCGAATTATTTGATAGATATTACAATAATGATAGTATGGAGATCAATGTTAGTTTAGTACCTCAAGAGTTGAAAAAAGTGGCCAATGAGTACAACGATCTTCGTCGAAAAGCATTAAAATTTTTTGATTAATACGTTTTTGTTAATAAGTTAGCACTCTCAAGCAGGGTGCTTTTTTAGTGGGAGGACAATATGAATACAAAAGATTTCGTTGCACTGTGTAAGAAAACGGTCGCTGATTATTTCAATGTGCATAAAGATAAAACCGACAATGAAGAAATTACAGAGGACGATGTGTTTGTTGTTTGGGCATGCAAAACACTGCAGAACAATAAAGCTTTATTAAGCACACCGGTACCTGATGGAATGTATTATGAGCTGACATATAATGGAGACAAGAACCAGCTATATCTTGACGCTTATAAGAAATGGGAAAATCAGTGTATTGATTTGAAATAAAGGAAGGAGTAATGGCATGAAGAAATTGTTTATTTCGCAGCCGATGAAAGGAAAAAGCGACGAAGATATCCTGAAGGAAAGAAACAAAGCCATCGCGGAAGCTGAGCGCTTATGCGATGACGTGGTGGAGGTACTGGACTCTTTCTTCCAGGGTGCGCCAGCAGATGCTAAGCCGCTATGGTTCCTGGGCAAGTCTCTGGAGGTACTGTCCCAGGCTGATGTGGCGTATTTTGCGCCGGGATGGGAAAACGCGAGAGGGTGCCGGATCGAGCACCAATGCGCAGTGGAGTACGGTATCGATCGCATCGAATAGAGGCATAACATGTGCCGTCATGCGTACGTTACATGTTATAGAACATATTACGATAAGAACCAACAATGCAGGATCCGCCGGGAGGTAGATACCTGCATTTTTTGTGGGCGAAAATTGGAAGAGAGGGTGATCCGGATGAATGATCCGCCCAAAAGGAAGCTGCCGTATTTTGGCAGCCGGCTGAAGTAAGCATCATGTCCAATCACGATATGACATTAAACTGTGCGTGTCTGCAGATGCAGATAGGGGAGCACACCCGAATAAACAGGAGGCTATCACATGGCAAAAACATTATTTCCACTCGACATCCAGCTCTTCGCGGAAGAAGGAGCTGGCGCAGGCGGAGCAACTGGAGAAGGAACAGGAGGAAGCGGCACTGCAGGCGCTTCCGGGACACAGTCCACTGCTCAGATCGACTATGAGCAGCTTGCGGATGTAGTATCGCGCAGGACATCTGGTACCGAGGATAAGGTCTTGCAGGGATACTTCAAGCAGCAGGGGCTCAGCAGTGAACAGGCCGCTGAGGCCATTCGGCAGTACAAGGAAAGCCAGAAGCAGAAGCATGACGATGAAGTGAATCGTGTGCGCAATATGGAACAGGAAAACGCACGCCTCAAGCTGCAGATCCAGAATGCAGATATCGACAAAGAGATCACATCACTCGCTTCAAAAGAAGGCGTATCGTCGGAAAAGGTGCCCTTCCTGTTGAAGATGGTGGAACGTGATGGGATCATCGGTCAGGATGGCAAGCTGCAGTCTGATAAGGCAAAAGAAGCCCTTGAAGCTGTGCTGAAGGCTTTCCCTGAGTTCAAGGGATCTTCTTCAGGTTCTGGCACTCAGCCGCTGGTTGGCGGCAATGGCGGCGGAGGAAACGGCGGCGCTTCAGCAACGGACGCTGCTCTGGACGCTATTTTTGGCATCAAAAAAAGTTAGGAGGTATAATTTATGGCAACATTGAGTTATGTATCAACGTTTTTACCCCGGATCATTGAGCTGTACGGTCACGAGTTGTGCAGCACGGATCTTTTCAACTCAAATCCTGGCATCCAGGTAAGGAACACAAAGGACATTCGTATCCCGAAGATCACGGTAGGCGGATATAAGGATCATACCCGTGGATCACTTGGCTTTAATGCTGGAACTTACAGCAATGAATGGGAGACGAAGTCTCTTGATCATGACCGAGATGTGGAGTTTGCGGTGGACCCGATGGATGTCGATGAGACGAATACGGTCGTATCGATCGCAAATATCCAGGCGAATTTTGACCGCACGCAGGCAATTCCAGAACTGGACTGCTACACTTTCAGCAAGATTTACACGGAAGCTAAGCGCGTAACGTCAGTCATTGATAATACAGCAGTAACGAAGGCCAATATCCTCAGTCTGCTGGATGCAGACATGGAAGCAATGGAGGAAGCCGGCGTACCGCTGGAGCGCTGCATCCTGTATGCCACCCCTACCGTGAACACGGCCTTGAAAAATGCCGAGGGCATTCAGCGGTATCTGGAAGCTAAGGGCGGTGCAAATATCGATCGTCGGGTACACTCCATCGATGACATTAAGAAGATCGTAGTTGTTCCAAAGGATCGTATGAAAACTGCGTATGTATTTACCAGTGGATGTGTGGCTGATGGCAGCGCAAAGCAGATCAACTACATTTTGATCGATCCGGAGTGCCAGGTATCTCGTGTGAAGTATTCTTACATCAACGTGTTCACGCCTGGTCATGATTCTCGTACATCGGATAATTATCTTTATCAGAACCGCAGATTCAATGGAACATTCGGTATTGATGTGCTGATGAAACAGGGATGCCGTATCAATGCGGAAGCTGAAGTATAGGTGATAATTGATGAAGGCAAAAAAAGATAATAAGGTATACGATATTGATAAGTCGCAGGCCAAAATCTATATGAATCAGGGATTCGACGTCTACAATGACGATGGATCCCTGTTTGGCTATTCAGCAACAAAGACCATCAAGTACAGTGAACATATGCAAATCGTGGGTGAGCTCAAGGCAAAGCTGGATAATGCTGAAAAAGCACTGAAAGCTGCAGAGAAGAAGATAGCCGACTCCGATTCAAAATGATGTACGCAGATGAGAATTACTATGCTGAACACCAGCATGGTGATCTGAGCGGCACAGAGCTGAAGCGCTATCTCACCAGAGCATCATTGTACATTGATTGCCTGACATATAATCGGATCCGTGTGATCACGTTCGAAAAGTTGAAGTCTTGGCAGCAAACGGTCATCCAGGAAGTGACTTGTGCTTATGCTAATTGGCTTCATGATAACCAGGCAATGCTTGAGACCTATCTGAAGAGCTATAGCATCAATGGGGTCAGCATGACCATGGAAGGCACATGGAACGTGCATATTGAAAATGGGGTGGCCATTCGTTCGGATCTCTATGAACTGCTGGAGAGTACTGGATTATGCTGCGCCAATTTCAATTGGGGAGCCTGGCAATATGAGTAAATGGCCACAGCTGGTTCTTCCACAGTTTTGTACGACCGCACTGCAGGTGCATATCGAATCAGAAGAGACTGGAGAGGATGGCGCTCCAGCATCCATAGTGAACTGGTCCGGAACATGTAACTATCAGGACAAGGCCAAAAAGGTCTATACTTCTGAAAAGGTATTGGTAGAGGTCACCGGGACGTGTCTGATTCCTGGGGATATTGCACCCGACCTGGATGTGATATCAGCAGGGAAGGTGACCATCCTGGGTACAAATCGCGATATCGCGATCGGTACAAAGGCAAGGAATCCGGATGGCAGCGTCAACTATACGCAGCTGGAGCTGAAATGAAGCTGACATTCTATGAAGGACCGATGAACATGCTGGAAGATGCCGCGATGAATGCGCTGGATGCTACTGCAGAAAAACTGCTTGGTGATGTAGTAGATGCACAGGTCATTCCATTTGATGTAGGTACGCTTCAAAACGAAGCGACTTACGTGGATCGCAGCGAACGATCGAAAGGTATTGAACGGATCGTGTCAAATACGCCATATGCGCGGCGCCTGTATTTTCATCCAGAATACAACTTTCAGACCGACAATAATCCGAATGCCAGGGGTGAATGGCTGGATGATTGGATCAGCGGCAAATATGCTGATCAGGTGAAAAAAGATTACGCGGCATTCTATAAGAAGTATGGAGGTCTATGATGCTGACTTTAGATATCGTGAAGGATTGGCTGAAGACACTGGCGCCAGTCTTTTCTCACTATTACGTCGGGAAGATGGACGGCAAGCAGGATGATTCGCTTGGAGTGTATAACCTCAAACGAACTTCTGGTGCGCCCGGTGTTGCTATTGGCGGTCTTCCGGCGACAAAAGTGCTGACCAAGCAAGTATCTCTATTGATCCACGGCACAAAAAATAATGTTCAGACAGAAAAAAAGGCAATTGAGCTGTATGAGACCTTGCTCTCATGTGGCTCTTTTTCTTTGCCTGGATTTCAGGTGGATTTTGTTGGATTGCTGGTACCTGAACCGGTATTTGTGGATCATAACGATAATGGCATAGCTGAATATGTCATTGAATTTGAAATCTATTACAGAAAGGAAGGTTAGAAAATGGCAAGAACTGGTGTATATCCTTGTTACGAAAATCAGTTTCAGATTGAAACAGAACCGGCAACGGCAGAGCCGGAAGAACAGGCGACGATGAGTACCATCGCTGATATGGAGTCATTCAGTGTCTCTTTTGACAATGGAGTGGAAGAGTGGACGCCGTTTGAGCAGGAAGGCTGGAAACGGCGATTGATGACAGCTAAAGCATTGACGATTACTGTGACTGGAAAGAGAAATATTGGGGATGCGGGAAACGATATGGTTGCATCACTCTATAACAAAAATGGCCGCGATGTAGAAAAGCCGTTCCAGTGGACATTTCCCGATGGTTCCACGGTAAAGATGAGCCAGGCGGTCATCAACGTAACAAATATCGGGGCTGGTGATTCCACTGGCGTGGCGCCGCTGGAGTTTGAAGTGCTGTCCAACGGCAAGCCTGAATTCACTGAAGCATCTGCTGGGTAGGGCGTAATGCTCTGCCCTTTTTGTTTAAGGAGGTAAAGAAACATGGCAAAACATTTTGACTTATCTACGATTCTGCAGGACGAGAAACCGACCATCAAGATCGGAGATAAGACATACACGGTCAATGACGAAAAATCCAATGTATTGATCCTGAACAGCAAACTGGAGAAAGAAGATAACAGCATCGAATCCATCGATGTAGCCATTGCTCAGCTGTTGGGCGAAGAAGCAGTGGAGGAATTGAACAGCATGTCGATCAGCTTATCTGCATACAAGGAAATCTTTTATACGTTGATTGCCTGCGTACAGGATGAAGAGATCGAAGAGGTCAAAAAGCGATTTCAGAAGTAAGGAACAGCCTGAAAGCTGGTATGACATGCAGGAAGACTGGCCGCTGATCGAAGCCAGTTTTTTCAAGCAGTATGGTATCCGGCTTCGCAGCGTTCACGATATGCCTTATTCGGAGTTCTGTTCCTATCTTTCCGGGCTGATGCCGGATACACCGCTTGGGAATATCGTGAAGATACGCAGTGAGGACGATAAAGAAGTGTTGAAGCATTTTACCCCTGAGCAGAAACGTATTCGCAGCGAATGGCAGCGAAGGAACGTGAAGAAGGTAAGCCAGGACGAAATGAAGCAGATCCTGGAGGGCTTAAAGGACATGTTCCGCAGTATGGCGAAGGGAGGTGCGTGATATGAGCATTTTCAGCGTGGGAGCTATTGGTCTTGATCTTCAGATCAATGGCCGCAATCTGCGAAAGCAGATCAAGGCAGAATCGAAAGCGGCATCCAGTTCGATGGAAAGTGCCTTTTCTTCCAGCTTTAAAAAGATCGGAGCGATGGCTGCGGCCGCCTTCTCCGTACAAGCTGTAGGAAAATTTGTTGGTAGCTGTCTGGAATTAGGCAGTAATCTTTCCGAAGTGCAGAATGTGGTAGACACCGCGTTCCCGAAGATGTCGGCACAGGTGGATGCCTTTGCCAAAAATGCAATGGAAAGCTTTGGGCTCAGTGAAACCGTAGCGAAGCAATACATGGGCACATTTGGTGCCATGTCCAAGGCTTTTGGGTTTGCAGAGCAGGATGCTTATGAGATGAGTGCGACATTGACCGGTCTTGCAGGAGATGTGGCGTCTTTTTATAACTTAGATCCATCTGAGGCGTATACGAAGCTGAAGTCTGTGTTTACTGGCGAAACCGAGTCCTTGAAAGACCTTGGTGTTGTCATGACACAAGCAGCGCTGGATCAATATGCTCTCGCCAACGGTTTTGGTAAGACAACCAGCGCGATGAGCGAACAAGAGAAGGTTTCCCTACGCCTTGCCTTTGTGACAGATCAGCTGTCGCTGGCCAGCGGTGATTTTATCCGTACTCAGGACAGTTGGGCGAACCAGACGCGTGTCCTGGCATTGCGTTTTGACGCTTTAAAGGCAAGTCTGGGAAAAGGATTCATTGCAGTGTTTACACCGATCGTAAAGGGAATCAACTGGGTCCTGGCGAATCTGCAGCCGCTTGCTGATTCGTTCGCGTCCTTGATGGAGATGCTGACGGGTTCATCTGGAGATACAGGAGGTGGCAGTGGAGCAGCACTTGCTGATACATCTGCAGATCTGTCATCTGCTACAGATGCAGCTGACAGCCTGGGCAGCGGGCTATCGGATACCGGCAAGAAAGGTGAATCCGCAGCCAAAAAGATCAAGAAAGCCTTTGCGGGCGTAGATACGATTAATAAACTGAGCTTTGACAGTGGATCTTCCGGATCCGATTCTGGAAGCGGCGGTTCAGGAGGTGGATCGGCCGGCGGCGGAAATGTCGCTGAAGCAGTAGACTTCCCCAAAGCGGCCAAAGAAGCCAATGCATTCAACGGAATGCTGCAGGGAATAATCGATGAGTTTAAAAGGTTGGGAGAATTATTTAAACAAGGATTTGAAATAGGGTTTGGTGATTCGTTTGAAAATCTTGATCGATTAAAATGGTATGCTGTAACTATAAAAAACAGTTTGAAAAGCATCTTCACAGATCCGGAAGTAGCTGGAGCAGCTAAAAAATGGGTTGATTCTACCGTTATGGCTTTAGGACAGATAACAGGATCAATAGCATCTATAGGCACAACTATTGCTACTTTGCTTGTTGGTTCTGTAGCGACTTATCTTAGTTCGAATACTGAATTCATTAAATCCATTATCAAAAAGTGGTTTTTGATTGATTCTGAGATTAATGAAATTGTCGGGGATTTCAGCTCTGCACTTGCAGATATTGCGAGTGTATTTTCCAGCCCTACTGCAATTAATATTGGGGCTAACCTAATTACTGCGATTGTTAATGGCGCTCTTGGGGCCATGGTTGTTATCAAACAGTTAGGTTTGGATATTCTTGATACTTTAACAGGGCCAATTATCGAAAATAAAGATAAGATCAAGCAGGCTCTAGAAGAAACGTTAAAACCGATTGAAACCATAACCGAAACACTTGCCAATGCAGTAAATGACACATTGAAATCTATTTTTGATGCATATGAAGAGCATGTTAAGCCGGCATTCGATAACATCAAACAAGGATTAAGCGATATTGTAGGGACTTTGTTAGATTCATATAATACCTATATTGCACCTGTTTTAAATGAGATATCAGGAAGATTTCAAGAAATGTGGGAAGAACACATACAGCCTGCAATTGATGGAATCATTACATTTATCGGAAAAATCACGGAACTTGTCAGTCTAGTATTCAAGAATATATTCGCTCCATTTATTGAATTTTTGACAGAAAACCTAGCTCCAGTAGTTGGGGAGGTTCTTGGTGGAATCTGGGACATAATTGAAGAGCTTGTTTCTTTTATCGGAGATTGCGCAAATACGATAATAGATATTCTTAATTCCATTTGTGATTTTCTGTTAGATGTTTTTTCAGGTGACTGGGAGAAGGTATGGAATGACATATGCTCTTTCCTTCAAAACATATGGGATTCAATGTGTCAATTTGTCGATGATGCTATCAATAGCATAAAATCTGTCATTGATGATGTGTTAGGTGCGATAGAAGATACCTGGAATAATGTGTGGGAAGGCGTTTCAAATTTTGTAGGTGATATTTGGAATGGTATTTGCTCAACAATTGACAGTGCCATAAATGGTGTTCAAGATGCAATTTCAGGAGTTTTGGACAAAATCAGTTCCATCTGGGAAGATATGTGGAGCGGGTTGAAAGACTTTGTAAAATCTACATGGGATAAAATCATCGATCTCTTTGGAGAAGGAGGAAAAATCTTTTCTGGGGTCGTTGGCGGCATTGCAAACGTCTTCAAGAATATCGTGAATTGTATCTTGGATGGTATCAATAAGGTCATCCGTGTTCCGTTCGGCACGATCAATGGACTGCTGAACACTATCAGGACCATCGATATCCCCATCATCGGGCAGCCGTTCCTGGGATTGTGGGGAAAGAACCCTCTCCCCGTACCACAAATTCCTAAGCTGGCAGAAGGTGGTTATGTTGGCGCCAATCAGCCGCAGTTGGCCATGATCGGTGATAACAAGCGGTATGGAGAGATCGTTGCTCCGGAGAATAAGATGCTTGATATGATCAATACAGCATTGCAGATGCAGCGTGATCAGGGATCCGCAAGCGGAATCCGTCAGATCATCAGCCTGCTGAAGCAGCTGATCACATTGATTGCAAATCTTAATCTGTCTGTCGACATCGATCGTAAGAAGCTGGCTATCCTGCTGCGGCAGGCAGAGAAAGAACTTGAGATGATAGGAGGATGATAAGATGGCTTATCTGAAAATCAATGGGGTAGAAATCACCAATCTTGTTGAATATGATGATCTCCTGTCTACTCAGGACGGTGATGACAGCGGCAGAAATCCAGCGCTCGTCATGAATAGGGATATTCTCGGACGCATTCTTAGCATTACAGCAAAAAAGGGCGTATGCACACAGGCAGAGGGCATGCAGCTGCTGAACCTGCTCAAGGATCCGGAAATGTCTGTAGAATATTACAACAGCGAAACAGGTAAGATGGAGACATGCAGCTCCATGTACTGTGTCGATCCAAAGAAATCCAGAGTGGAAGGAATGTTCAACTATTTCAAGGAGATTGAGTTCACGTTGAACTCAAATCAAAAGTATGATTAACGTATCTACTGAGTATATCCAGGCGCTTAAGGCATCTGCCCGGCGCCTGGATGCTTATTTCAAACTTGGCGATATGGAATACTATCCACTCTCATTTTCTGTCGACAATAATGTATACAGCAGCGAAAACGACAGCTTTATCGGCACCTTTATCGCACGTTCCGGGAAGCTGAAGGTCAATCCTGCAGATGATCTTAATCTCGAGAACCAATGGTTGGAGCTCTATCAAGGTATCATGGTCTCAGGGTCCTTTCAGTACAAGAAGTTAGGATCGTTTTTGGCATATGATAAAGACGATAGCAACGAATACAGCATCATTGATAAAAAGGCTGTGTTCAACGAGACCGCTCCTGTAGATGAAATTACCTATCCGACAACGCCTCTGCAATTGGCTCAATGGGTATGCGGAAAAGTAGGAGTATCTCTGGCGACAACTACGTTTCCGAACGCTTCTTTATCGATACCGGAGGCTATCAGCTTCGGAGAACAGCCTGTGTATGCCGACATCATCGTGGCTATTGCTCAGTCAAGCTGTACATTTGCTCGGATAACATCGGATGATCAACTTGACTTTCGGTGGTTTTCTACCTCTGACTTTACGATAGAGCAGAAGAATCTGGCTGAATCATGGCCAGAAACAGCGGATCCATACGGACCAATCAATTCGCTTGTGTTAGCGCGTGAACCGCTGAATGATAACGTCTACATTCAGGATGAAGAATCAATAGAAGAAAACGGTCTGACCGAGCTGAAAATAGCGAATAATCCGATTCTTGACATTGATCGGCATACATCGAAAAATGCGATATTCGATAGGATCGACGGCTTTACCTATACTCCTGTGAAATGTAAATCGCAGGGATTTTTTATTATCGAGCCAGGTGATATCATCCAGGTTCAACTAAAGGATCAAAGCTATGTCACGATGTATGTGATGAATCACAGCATCTCCTATAGTGGATCCAGCCGGTCATCCTTTGAAACCCCGGCGCTGACCAAGTCACAGATCCAGTATCAGTATGCGGAAAGTGTAAAACAGATATTGAAGCGGACTGAGGCGATTGTGGATAAGCAGGAACAGAGAATTCAGCTGATTATCGAAACACAGGATGATCAGGCTGAACGAATGACTTCAATCGAAATGGAACAGGGGCAGATTTCCCAGAAGGTCGAAGACATTGAAAACACCAAGATGTATCGCCTCGTCATCGTGTCGGACAATGGCAGCGTGTTCAAGAACGGCAGCATCGATACCAACCTGCGCGCGATCGTGTACAGCTGGGATGACGACGTAACTGACCAGTTGGATGATAACCAGTTCATCTGGACGAGAGTTTCGGCCGATGAGGAAGCTGATCAGGCATGGAACACAGCGCATGCCGGCGGTACCAAAACAATCCACGTGACTGCGGAGGACGTATATGTCCGCGCGACATTCTATTGTGATTTGATAGACACCACGACTCGCATGAGTCTGCTTTGAGAGGAGAGGAGATGGTTAAATGAGTAAAGCACAGGGTCAGTTTACGATCGTCGATCTCAATGACGCCGTAACACTGACAGGTTTTATTAACTCGAATCTGGCCAAGACCCAGATGTATAATCCGGACAATGACACCTACACACCGGACTGGGCAACGACGAATCTTGTCTTAACACCGTCCATCTATGTGGCCGGAACATCGACAGACAAGATCACATCCACTGAGGTGATCTCGGTCAAGTGGTACGAAGGCAGTAGCACGACAGCGATCACCAGCGCCGGCAATTATGCGCTGAGCGGCGCCAAGTCCCACATCTTGACGGTCAAGGGCAATGTGATGGCCGGTCTTCCCGGTAAGGATTTCCGGGTAGAGATTCAGTATAAGGATCCTGCGACCGGTCTGACCACGATGTATAAGACATCGATCAGCTTCAGCCGCGTGGTCAACGGCAGCGGCATCACAGACCTTCTGGTTATGACGCCAAACGGCAACATCTTCAAGAATGGGCAGACGGACAGCTTGACCGCTACAGCGCAGCTGTGGCGCGGATCTGCTGTGGATACGACCAATGTCACGTATCAGTGGTACCAGATGGACTCATCTGTCGACACCGATCAGGGCGGCGGAATCGGCTGGAAAAAGCTGGCCAATGCCAGCGGTCAGTTCAGTGGCATCACCACGTCAACACTGACGATCTATGCCGGGCAGGTAGATTCTTCCGCAGTGTTCAAGTGCGTCGCTAAGGATACCGATTCAGCGTCGGCAACCTACAATCAGACCTTTGCGGATACAGCATCCTTCGTCGACTTGAGCGATCCGATCCAGGTCATCATCGAGTCGACCGGCGGCGATGCTTTCAAAAATGGTGAAGGCTCCACGGTCCTCACCGCCCGCGTATACCAGGCGGGTGAAGAGATCGATACGGCCGGTGAAGGCACATATACCTGGTCAAAATACGATAAGAATGGCCAGAAGGTGGCATCGTTCTCCAAAACAGGTAAGACCCTGAGCGTCGGCAGCGCAGATGTTGACGTCAAGGGAACATTCGTGTGCGTCGTGGAGATCTGATCTATGCGTGGTCAGGCTCAGATCACCATCACGGTGATCAACGATGGTCTGGATGCCGCCATCTCAGGTGATACTCCGCCGGAAGATACCAGTCGGCTGTGGCTGGATACGTCTGTAGATCCACCAACGCTGAAACACTACAACGGCACGGATTGGGAAGCGGTCAATCAGGAGATCATCGTGTCTCCTGACCCGCCGGACAATCCATCTGTTGGCCAGCAATGGATGGATATATCTGACAACGATAATCCCATCCTCAAAATCTACGTCGAAGTCGGCCTGGACAGCTCTGGGAATCCGCTGTATGACTGGGTGCCGACTAATGGATACGAGGACATTCAGACGCTCAAGGATGCCTATACCGATCTGACCAGCGATGAGTGGATCGCTCATGTCGGTGAGCAGGTGCTGCAGAGCGATGCCGGGCAGGAGCTCGTCCGACAATCAGAGCTGACTGCTGAGATGCAGCTGCTGAAGGACCAGCTAAATGTCACGCTGGAGCAGATGAGCGGGTACAACCTGCTGCTTAACTCGGTAGGATGGAATAATACGCAGATGTGGGAAGCAGATGGCAGCATCGTGACGGTCGACGACAATGACGTCAACGATCACACGACTTCCGGCCGCGCATTCCGTCTGGACGACGCTACGATGTCTCAGACGGTCAAAGTGCGACAGGGCGCGGTCTACACGATCTCGTGCCTGTACAAGACATATACCAGTGCATCAAGCCTTAAGGTCATCCAGGGAGGCGCGGAAACGGTCGTATTTGAGACGACTGCATCGTATGTGGACGATGAGTGGCACGAGGCATCCCTTGTCGTTCAGGCGGCCGGCACGGAGCTTACAGTGGCCATCGCGTCATCGGCATCTTATCTGATGATCTCCGATCTCATCCTCAATGAGGGTTCCATCCGTAAGCAGTGGACGCCGCACACGGATGAGATCTATACTGCAGGCGTAAAAATCGACAAAACCGGTATCGAGATCGAGCAGAGTGACACAGACACGATCACCAAGATCGACTCAACAGAGTTTTCGGTCATCGACAAGAACAGCGGCGAAAAAGTCCTGCGCGTCAATCGCGATACCACGGAGCTCACAAAGCTGCGGACGACCTCCGCGGAGATCGGCAAGCTGCTGATCACCAATTCTGATGATGGCATGGTGTACTTCTCAGTAATGGACTAGGAGGTGGTGCAATGGCAACAGCGACACTTAATACATCTGATCAGTACGTCAAATTGCTGGTCACCACTTCCTGCTCCTTGAGCGGCAATTATCCAAATATCAAGGTCAATACCTCTTACAACTTCCGGTTCAAGTGCGTGGGAAACAGCGCAAGCTGCTCATGGAATGGCTACAAATTTACGTTTGATGGTGAGCAAGAAACAGCGAATGTAAGCTTCACCTTGGGCAAGAACCAGCAATCAAGCGCATACGGTTCCGGCAGCAAGTCATACGACCTGGGCAACTCCCGGAAGCTGTCCAAGACGGTCAAAGCCGGCTGTGACGGATTGTGGGATGCATCTGGCAATGTCAGCTTCTCGTCCCCTTCGGTCGAAGCACCAACCAATTATGGGCTGAGCGTATCAGATATTACAGAAAAGTCGGTCAAGATCACGCACACGTTGACCAACAAGCGTAATTACTGGCGCGTGAGGTTGAAGGATACCATCTCTAAGAGGACCTGGAATTTGAGTGGCAACACGGGCAACGGCAGCACCACGATCACTGGTCTGACGGCCAATACCAGCTACACTTTCGTGGTAGAGGTCATCGACCGGAATGGGACAGTATGCTATACATCGTCCAGCAAGTCAGCAAAAACTCTAGGAATCTCAAAGGTCGGCAATTCGCCGGCTTTTACTTTGGGGAATTCGTTTATGCTGCAGATTACCGGATATGACGATGACTTTACGCATACAGCCGTGTTCAAAGTTGGATCATATTCATTCAGCCGCACCGATCTCCATCGTGGCAGCGTGACCATCACGCCGACATCCACAGAAGTGGATAACATGTACGATGAATTCTTGACCAAGGATGACATGGGGATGACGATCACGCTGACCACATACAGCGGCAGCTCCAGCATCGGATCCAGCACAGGCAGCGGAACGGTCCAAATCAATGTAGATGAGGCAAAACCGCTGGTCAATAGCTTTGTGTATGCGGATACCGTGTCGGAATGCATCTCTATCACGGGCAACTCGAAGCACGTCATCCAGAATGCTTCCATCATCCGGGCGTCATCGATTTCGGCGACCGGCCGGAAAGGTGCCAGCATCGTCAAGTATCAGCTGGTCATCGGGGATCGCGCTGTGGAGTCGACATCTACCGCGATCACAGATACGGCCACCGTTCCATCCAATACCGGCGTGACGGTCAAGGCAATCGACAGCCGCGGCCTGGAAGGCTCTCTGACTGTACCTTTCGATATGTACTACGAGTACGATCGGCCACGCCTTAGCCAGCTGGTACCGCACCGGCGAAACGGCGTGGAGGATGCCGTACTTCTTAATATGGCCGGCGAGTTCCATCCATTGACTATTGGAGCAACGGTCAAGAATAATTCTTGCTTGGCAGAATACGCCAAAAAGAAGACGTCTGAGCTGACCTATGGCAGCTATTCCACGATCACGACATTCTACGGCGGCACCATCAGCCGGGATGCGGTCGTCGGGGATATGGATGCAGAGTACTCGTTCAATATCCGTGTCAGATTGTCTGATGCGCTAACTACGACGATATACGAGTGCACTATTGGCAAGGGCATCCCAGAGCTCGTCATAGCCAAGAACAGCGTGGGCTTTGGCCGAAAACCGACACGAGAGAGGGCAGTAGAATCAGCCTGGCCGATCTATGTCTATGATGATGTATATGCTGGTCCGAACGCCGATCAGCGGCTTGCATACGCTTCTGATGTCGAAGATACCGGATGGGTGGATTGCACATATGGCTCTGGGTTCTCTCGTTACGCTGCAGATCAGGCACCGCTGCAGGTTCGGCGTATCGGCTCTTCTGTTCATCTTCGCGGAGCGGTCAAGAGCCTGAACAATCAGGATATATCAGGAGACTTCGATACAACGATCGGTTATCTTCCAGACGGATTTGCGCCGTCGGATTTCTACGAGCAGTTTGTCATCCAGGGATCCGGTGTGTCTAAGATGGTGCTTCGCGTGAACACGGATGGAGATCTCGCCATCAGCCGATACGGAAGCAGCTCTGAAATCAACATGCCAGCTAACTGCTGGATTAATTGCTATGCCTCGTGGTTCGTGGATAAGCCGAGCGCGGAGCAGTACCTGACCGATGATGCAGGCAACCAACTGACAGATGATGCAGGCAATTACCTGATGGGATAGAAAGGAGTGATGATATGGCAGATAAAAAAATCACAGAACTGGATGTGTCGCAGACCATCGCGGCCGATGACAGCGTCTTCGCCAATATTGGCGGATCTGCCAGGCAGGTCGCGGTATCGTTGATCCTGGCACTGCTGGAAGACGTATATGCGACTCTTGAATCACCAGCTTTCACGGGATCGCCAACAGCGCCGACACCGGCCGATACGGACGACAGTACCAGAATCGCAACAACGGCGTTCATCAAGAGTCTCCTCGAAGACTATGCCAAGCTTGCAAGCCCTACTTTCACGGGAACGCCAAAAGCGCCGACTGCAAGCACATCGACCAATACGACGCAGATCGCTACTACCGCATATGTCAAGGCGCAGAAATACGCCACACTTGCCTCGCCCACTCTGACGGGCACGCCTAAGACATCCACGCCAACCAGCACTGATGATAGCACTAGGATCCCTACTACAGCATGGGTCAAGGATCGCATTGCAGAAGCAGGAACTGGCGGAGGTTCCGGAGATAGTGGCGGAACATTCATCATCGACATTACCGGATGTACAGCCAAGCCTGAATATTCAGAGGTATGGTCTAATATCACGAGCGGCCTGGTCCCGGTCCTGTACAATGGCTCCAATTACAGCTATGCGGTTGCTACCAAGTATCTCAATCCAGGTGTGAGGATCTGGTACTATGCGGTATCCGCATGCGCCAATCCGCTTTTGACTTATGTTGATTTCAACTAGGAGGATGTTATGGTAGGAATAAAAATTATTGGTGTACATCAGCGGGACGAGATGATCGCAGCGATGAATGAAGAACTTAAGCTCCCTGACAGCGACATCATCTACGATGAGCGTCCGGAGGGTGGAGTTGTGTTCCCAGTGGCCAAGCAGGCATGGCTTGCGCCATACGCAGAAGGAGAGACGCACAGGGTGGTGCTCAACGACGATCTGGAAGTGTGCGAGGGATTCCGTGAGATCTGCGAGCAGATCGTGGCAGCCCATCCAGACTGCATCGTGTCATTCTTCTCCACCTATTACAACAGCAGCTATTGCGATGATGAGATCGCCGCTCTGCAGACTCCATATGTCACACACGATCGCGGTATTTTCGGCGCGGCGATCATGATACCGAAGGATGTGGCCATCGAATGCATGAGTTATACAGACGAGCACTACCCGGGTATCAAGTGGGAGACATATGCGTTTCATCAATTTGCCTTAGAGCGAGGCATTCCGGTCATCTCCACGATCCCATGTCTGGTGCAGCACTTGGGAGATGACAGCCTGGTGGACGAGCATCTGCCGATCAGACGCACGACACGCTTCGTTAAGCAGCCAGAAGCTGACTGGAGCAGTACGGATGTGGAGACCATCAGGGCCATGATGGAGATGACACGGCCATTGATGCGACCGATTAACTGGAAATAATGCCCCGGAATGGCATAAAACTTGGCCGGAAAGGATGATTCTCATGGAAGAGAACAAAGTTACTGTAGCGACGGAAGAAACGATCATCAAAGCGGAAGATACTGGAATCACTGCCGGCACTATTGCCAGAACAGTGTGTCTTGTGCTGGCGTTGATCAACCAGCTTTTGGCCATCTTCGGGCACGAGTCCATCCCGATCGCTGATGATATGGTATACCAGGCTGTATCCATCGGATTTACGGTTATCACCGCGGTTGTGACTTGGTGGAAGAACAACAGCTTCACCTCCGCAGCACAGGTCGGCGACAGCGCGATGAATCAGCTGAAAGGAAAATAAGAAAGGTATGGAGATCTTTCTGGCGACGCTCTCTGGATTTCTGCTGCCGGCGGCGCTGTTTACATACAAGAATTATGTGAACGAGAAATCACGTCGCCAAAAGCTGGAGAAGGAGATCAAAAGAGATCAAGAGGAGAAGATGCGGACGCTGTGCAGCGGCGTCTGCATGCTGATCCGGATGTCAATCATCGACTATCACAAGAAGTACACCCATCTTGGGAAGATTCCGCTGTACGCAATCGAGAACGCGAAGACTATGTATGCGGTGTACAACACACTCACCGATGAAAATGGCATCCATGAAATGATGGAAGAGCTGGGCGAGCTGCCCATTGATAATTAAGGAGGAATAGTATATGACGGTAAAAATCACAAAGGATTATGCACCGGTGGTATCATCCGGCGCGCGCCCTGGAATCAAAATGAGCAAGTGCATCGGCGTCACCATCCACAACACGGATAATTCCGGAGTCGGCGCCGACGCACAAGCTCATGCAAATCTGCTGAAGAACAGCTGGAAGAACAAGCAGCAGTCATGGCATTTTGCGGTTGATGAGAATGGAGCATATCAGTCCATTCCTACGGACGAGATTGCATGGCACGCCGGCGACGGTGGCAGCGGCAAGGGAAACACGCAGACCATTGCCATCGAGATCTGTATGAACTCTGACGGAGATCTGGAGAAGGCAACCGATAATGCAGCTCAGCTGGCTGCCCAGCAGCTCAAGAAGAAGGGATTGTCTGCTGACAAGCTCTACCAGCATCATGACTGGAGCGGCAAAAACTGCCCGTCGCAGATTCGCGCCGGGAAGCCATATAACTGGAGTACGTTCAAGAGCAAGGTAAAAGCGTACTACAATGGCAACACTTCTGCAAGCAAGCCCAGCGTCGGCACAGGAAGCGGCAGCAACTCATCTAGGAAGACCGTATCGCAGTTGGCTGATGAGGTCATTGCTGGAAAGTGGGGCAATGGAGACGCTCGTAAGCAGAAGCTCGAAGCTGCCGGATACGATTATGCAGCAGTACAAGCAGAAGTCGATCGCAGATATGGGGTTACATCGACTACTGAAAAGTGCGACGACATCCTCACGGTAGGCAGCGTGGTCACGTCAAAACCGATGGCGATCAAGGCGGTTAATGGATCCGCAATCAAATATATTGACGGTGTGGAATGTGTAAACATCCCTGATCTGGGCGGATGGTTCCCGACCAAGTATGTATCTGAGTATGATGCATCCGACGGAAAGAAGGACAATTATCTTGCCAATACCAAGGCTAAAGTATACCTCGATAATGCCACGGTAGAAGCGATCGACATTCCCAATAACCTCGCCAAGATTCATGGAATCTGGTGCAAGGCGGACCCGATGATCGAAATCAAAGAAGGCAAATAACAACAGCCCTCGGCCGCGTGGTCGAGGGCGATTTTTAGTTGACAAATGCTGCCATAACAATAATAATATATGTGTGTTTGCTATTACTCTACTCCCAGAAACAATAGATCATATTCGTTTCTGAACTTCCTCTGCCCTCGCTTAGGTGAGGGCGTTTTTAAGTCCAATACTCTGCTATGGTAAAAAATCATCGATAACATCAGGCAACGAATGAGCTCGCACATGTCGAGATCATTTCTGCCATCCTGTATCAGCTGTGCGACGGGCTCAGCGTGCAGCAGATTAAGGATGCCGGGCTCGACGCTTATTTTGTCGATCATACGCTGGGCATCTATCCCCAGTCTGCGGCGGGCGTTCCCTTTACGGCATCCTACTTCCAGTCCAAGGGCGATCCGATCACGGACCTGACCGAGGACATGGCAGCGGAACAGAAAGCGCGGACGACGTATGACAACATCCTGAGGCTTGTAGACAACGAAGAAGTAAAGAAAGTCATTCGTTTTCTCAGAGCCAGGGAAATCGTTCATTATCAGCGGTTTGCAGAAGGACTGGAATATCTCAAGACAAAACTTGATCCAGACAATGTCTATATCTGCAACCCAAGCTTTGATGCACATTGAAAAAGGCATCCGGAACAGACAGATGCCCATGCTGCTGAGTAAACAGCCGCATTTATTTTCAATGTGTGAATAAGGAGGAGGCAGAAAGAGGGCTTCATCAGCCAGAAATGACGCTCTTTCTGCCTTTTATCATGCGCAGATGATATAATGTAAGAGCAAAAGCATAATAGGAAGGGTTGATTTAGGTCGTGCGATAGCACAAGGCTGCAAAGGTTGATGATGGAGCAGGATATAAAGCTGCATGATATCACCATGATCGAGCTAATGAGCAGTACGATCACGAGAAAGGAGCGAATAAGTATTATGGTAATCTTAAAAAACATGACAAAGACAAAAGATAACATATCCGCAAATTATTATCCCGAGGGTAATATGAATGAAGAAGGATTCATGGAAATGAGTATTCCGGATAAAAAGATCATCGCTCATAAAAAGGCAGTCGAATATTCGACTGCTCCTGCTCATGTAATGTATGCATTAAGAGATATAGTTGATGTTGATAAAGATGATTTTCCAGAAGAGATAGCAGTATTGTGGT